CGAAGATGCAATGTTCGTTCTCCAGAACGCTAATGTGGATTTCCTGTACGTAGACTCTTCTTTTAAAAACGGCTTAGTGTGCAAAAACGCAGTATTCATAAGCAAGCTATACGGACATGCTTGCGGCATGATCAGCACTGTAGGGCAAGGGAACTACTGGACGGCTGTCGCTGATACAGGGTCTTCTATGCAAGTGGGAATCTTAAGAACTTCTACGCTGAACAACGTTACCACTGGAACTCTCGGAGGGCATCTGTGGGTTAAAGACTCGACGTACTGTAATTTCGGTAATGTTAGAATGTTCGAGGCTTCTGGCGTCACTGTTGCCAATATAGCTATAAAAGTTGACTCCATTGGTTGTCATATTGGAGGGGGAGTTATACAGGCGTTCGACCAAGTTGGAGGCGTAGGATTAGAACTGAATGCTTCGGGATGCAATATAAACTTAGACTTCAGTGCTTGTAATGTAGGTGTCGATTACAATAACTCAGTAGTCGGCAGGAACAGACTGGACTTCAACTTCGTATCTTGCACTACAGACCTTGATATTGCAACGACAGTAGCGGACTCCGATTCAATCAGAATTACATCTGATACAGGGAACTCCACAGACTTAGTTTCTCAAAACAGGGTAGGAAGGATTCAGCTTCCAGAGCTGAGCACTACCCCTGCGAACCCGTCTATTGGCGCAGAGGGGAACGTGTATGTCAAGGGTGACAAACTCGTAATCCAGTTCAACGACTCCGGTACGGTACGGTATAAGTACCTAGATCTAACAGGAACCGGCGTAACGTGGACTCACACAACCACAGCACCTTAAGGGACACAAATGAGCTTAACTAAAGTAAAAGGTATAGTCTGGGAAGCGAATGAAAACGACCTTCATGCTAGCGTCAAAGAGTTCGGTGCTAAAGGCGATGGTGTAACAGACGACACTACCGCGATACAAGCAGCTATCGATGCAGTAGAACTCGCGGGAGGGGGTACAGTATTCTTCCCACAAGGAGTGTACATTGTTACCGATACAATAACAGTTGACGATGTAGGGGTACTTCTTCAAGGGGACGGGTGCCCTGTTGTAGAGCAGATGTTCAGCACTGCTGTTAACCCTGTAGGTTCTGTTATTAAGCTTGGTGATGCCGCTTTTACTTCTGCCTCGAAGGCGATTGTGCAGTTCATTTACCAAGGCTCGGGATCTGAAGCGCGTCTTGGTGGCGGCATGCGGGATATGGTTGTTTTCGGTAACAGATCTACGGATACAGCCTCACCCGTGCAAGGGACGTACAATAACAATAACACGTACGGCATTGGTGTAGAGATGGTGGGTACGCGCTATATTACGCTGTTCAACGTATTTGCTCTCTGGTGTGCAGAGGACGGATTCAAAGCTGTTACAGGCGGCTCTCAGTCTCTGAGCTGCTCTAACTTGTACCTAGAGCGTTGTGTAGCCGTATCGAACGGGGATGACGGGGCATCTATATCAGGCGACTCAATGGTATCAAATTGTCAGTTCGGATACAACGGAGGAGACGGAATAGAAGCTATTAGTGGTGCTTACGTTAATAATCTTTGTTGGGATAACTGGAACAGAGGCCTAAGAAGCACTTCAGGAGATGTTACGGTAACTGGCGGAATGTATTACGACAACCAAAGAGACGGTATTCTCGTCTCTGGTGCAACTGAACGCATAAGCATCTCCGGGGTTATTTGCCAAGATAACGGAAAAGATACAGGCGCACCTGCCGCAGAAAGATCGGGGGTGTATGTCTCCGGTGCGTCAACAGGGGTGATCAGCGGGGTTTTCGGTAATAAAGATGGAACTACGCAGCAGTACGGTGTTCGTTTATTCACAACGTCGAACTTCGCGTTAGGGCCAATATCTGATGGAGGTCAAGCTAATGCAGTTGCCTTGATATCAGACCTTTCTGTAGGCTCAGAACTCACAATTGCTACAGGCGCTATAACTGTCTCCAGAACAGACCCAGTTTTGTATCACAAAGTAGAAACTCAGGGTGCAGTTTCAAGTGACGACATGGATACAATTAATGGCGGGTACGCAGGGCAGGTTTTAGTGCTGCAAGCTACGAACAGTGCTCGTACAGTTGTTGCAAAAGATGGAACGGGGAATCTTGTACTGAATGCCGACAGATCTTTGGATAATACAGAAGATAAACTCATGCTCATTAACTTAAATGGCACAGATTGGCATGAACTTTCATTCAGTAATAACGGAGCTTAAATGAATCCTTGGAAAAACAACGCAGGCGGATGGTACACGGCAGGACTGTTCCTAGAGAAAGCCACGCATGGAATAGATTCTTGTATGTACTCGCTGAGCTTCGATGATAAGGAGGTGAAAGGCAAGGTGTATCCAGGGTTCTACCGGCTGTATCTGGAACTGGAAGATCCTACGGAGTACGAAGTTGCAACACAATTAGTGGGAGGTCTTGAACACTGGACCGCGATAACGAACTCAAAAGTTTTAGCTAATGAAATTGCCAGTATGCGGAACTGGCTGAACCTGAGACTGAAATCGAAAGGTATGCGTAAAATCATCGAGCAAGCACCTGAATCCTTCCAGGCTGCTAAATACCTAGTAGATCAATCTTGGCTAGATAAACAGGCTAAAGCGAAAGTAAGGAGGAGCACACGCCCTGCTCAAGATAAAGTAGTTGAGCTTTATAAAGAGGATATCGATAGGGTTTTCGGTAAGTGAAACGACCTGAATCCGTACAAGAAGCAAGGAAGCTCTTCGAGAACGACCTCTTAGCCTTTGCTAAGCTAGTTAATCCGAAGGCAGTGTACGGAGAAGTTCACGAGAAAATCTTCAGGTGGCTACAGGACTCCTCGCATGACATCAGGTCGCATGACGGGGAGTTCGACTCTAACCAGCTTGTGCTGCTCCCACGGGGACACAGGAAGTCGCACATACTGGCAGTCTGGGCTTCTTGGTGGGTAACTAAGCACCCAGATACAACAATACTGTACATCTCAGCTACAAGTACACTCGCTGAGTCACAGTTGTACTCCATCAAGGGAATGATGGACTCTAAGGTTTATAAACGTTTCTGGCCCGATATGCTCGATCCAGAAGAAGGGAAGAGAGAGAAATGGTCTACTACAGCGATATCCGTAGACCACCCCCTCAGAAAGGAAGAAGGTATCAGGGACTTCACGATAGCTACAGCAGGTCTTACAACGAACACCACCGGGTGGCACGCTGACGTGATTGTAGCAGATGACGTGGTTGTACCTGATAATGCGTACACAATTGAGGGCAGAAGGAAGACAGCAGCAGCTATGTCACAGATGTCTTCAATTAAGAACGCTGGAGGCATGATCAAAGCAGCAGGCACACGGTATCACCCTACTGATCAGTACGATGTCTGGAAGAAGCAATCAGAGACACTATTCGATGATGATGACCAGATCACAGGAGAGCGTCCTATCTGGGATATTTGGGAAGACGTGGTAGAGGACGGCGGGGTGTTCCTGTGGCCCAGAGAGGCGCACCCAGAGAGCGGTAAGAAGTACGGGTTCAATCGGCAGGTTCTTTCTAGGATCTACGCGGAGTACGAGGATAAGACACAGTTCTACGCGCAGTATTACAATAATCCGAATGATCCTGAGTCTCAGAGGTTAAACAGAGACAGGTTCCAGTATTACGACCCGAAGTACCTCAAGAACGTGAACGGGCAGTGGTTCTGGAAGGACGGGAAGATGAACGTGGTAGCGGCTATCGATTTCGCGTTCTCTCTCGGTAAGAAGTCGGACTACACTGCAATCGTCGTAGTAGGCATGAATACAGAAGGCGACATCTTTGTTCTGGATATAGACCGCTTCAAGACAGACAAGATCAAGGACTTCCAAGATGCGATTGTGCATATGCACGAGAAGTGGGGCTTCAGGAAGATCAGGGCCGAGGTTAACGCAGCACAGGGCATGATCGTGAAAGATCTTCTACAGAAGTTCAAGGAAGACGGGAATTACATCAAGATTGATCAGCATGCCCCAAGCAGGCACGAGGGTACGAAGGAAGAGCGTATTCAGGCGAACCTTGAGGTGAAATACGATAACCAAGTTATATGGCACTACAGAGGCGGATACATCCCTATGCTAGAAGAAGAGCTTGTAATGGCTAGACCTCCGCATGACGATATCAAGGATGCTCTATCTTCTGCTGTAGAAATTCTGATTAAGCCTAGAAGGTCAAGTTCAGTTAAAGAAAATGTTGTTCAGTTCCAGCCTAATAGACGCTTTGGCGGTATGGGCACATTCGGAATAGGAAGATAATATGCCGGGTACAGTAGCCCAGATACGAGATCTATTTGCACCGAAGACGCACCTAGCTGGTGAGATCACGCGGTTGTACGAAACGTTCAGGAACCAGCGTCAGGAGTTCGATGCTGAACAGACTGAACTCAGGAATTACGTGTTCGCTACGAGCACAAAAAGCACTACTGCGGGAAACCTCCCCTGGAGGAACTCAACGCATGACCCGAAGCTCACTCAGATCAGGGATAACCTGCATGCTAATTACATGGCAGCCCTGATACCGAATGACGATTGGTTGAAGTGGCAAGGGGATACTGAGGAGGACGATGCAAAGGCAGAAGCTATTGAGTCGTACTTGAAGAACAAAGCTCGATCAGGAGACTTTGAAGAAACACTCTCGCGGTTAGTGTACGACTACATTGACTCAGGCAATGCCTTTGCGGAAGTAGAGTGGGTAGAAGAAATTAAGGAAATAAATGGGGAATTTATACAGGGTTATGTCGGTCCACGACTTTGCAGAATTTCGATGTCTGATATCTACGTTAACCCTGTGGCAGAGTCCTTCAAAAGATCACCAAAAATTACTAGGCAGCTTCTTCTCGTAGGAGAGCTTGCCAATATCATCCAAGAGCAACCTGGACTGAAATACATCCAAGAGGCTTTCGTAGAAGCAGACAGGCACAGGAATAACCTCAGAGGTTCGCTCACACAAGATGATTGGAAGAAAGTAGAAGCTTACCAGATGGACGGGTTCGGTAATATCTCAGAATATTACCAGTCCCCGTACGTAGAGCTTCTGCATCTGGAAGGAGATATATACGACACTGAGAACGGTGTACTCCTGAAAGATCACGTAATCACTGTAATGGACCGACAGTTCGTTATCAGGAAAGAGCCAATGCAGTCTTGGTTGCCGAAGGGCACTAAGGAGCATGTCGGATGGCGCTTACGCCCTGATAACCTGTATGCCCAAGGTCCATTGCATAATCTGGTGGGGATGCAATACCGCATTGACCATTTAGAGAACATCAAAGCAGATGTATTCGACCTCATTGCCTTTCCGCCTCTGAAGATCAGAGGTGAAGTAGAGGCATTCGAATGGGCACCGTTCGCAGAGATTCACCTAGATGAGGGCGATCAAGATGTAGAGATGCTGACTCCCGACACAGCAGCACTGAATGCAGACATGCAGATCAGGCTACTGGAAGACAAGATGGAACTGTACGCTGGTGCTCCCAGAGAGCAAATGGGTGTACGGACTCCGGGGGAGAAGACAGCATTCGAGGTTCAGACACTGAATCAGGCGGCTGAGAGAATCTTCTTTGAAAAGGTGCTGAACTTTGAGAAGAACTTTTTAGAGCCGTTACTGAACAGCATGCTTGAAGTTGCGAAGCGGAATATGTCTGCACAGGAAATTATCCGTATTCAGGATGACGATATCGGTGCTGAGATCTTTAACAGCATCACTAAGGATGACATCACAGGCAGAGGTAAGATTCGGCCTATGGGTGCTCGGCACTTTGCTGCTCAGAGGCAGTTAGTACAGAACATCACAGGGATCTTTAATACCCCGGCAGGACAGATCATTGCTCCTCATGTCTCAGGTAAAGCCCTTGCTAAGATGATCGAGGACGCATTCGGAGTAGAACGCTTCGGCTTAATACAAGATAACATTGCTGTAGTTGAGCAGATGGAGACTCAGAGGATGATGCAACAGGCGCAGCAAATGTTGGGAGAAGAGCAAATGGTGGACGTAGAAGGAGTAGAAAATGCCCCCGAAGGGTTATAAGAAACCTAATGCGAAGAAGAGGTCCGTTCAGGAACGTTCATACCAAGCTCGCCCGGAGCAGAAGAAGAACCGTGCTGCTAGGAACAAGGCAAGAAGAAAAGCAGAAAAAGAAGGACGAGCACGTAAAGGTGACGGCAAAGACGTAGGGCATAAAAAAGCCCTGCATAACGGTGGCTCTCGGAGCACCTCAAATACAAAAGTTCAGTCCAGGTCTAGTAACAGAGCGGCTGGAGCGAAAATACGAGACGGTAAAAAAGGAAAGAAATGATGCCAAAAGGCGTAGGGTACGGAAGTAAAAAGAAAGCAGTTAAGAAGCCAAAAAGTAATAAGAGGAGAAAGATGAAGTAAATGAAAAATACATGGTATCGCGGATGCAGGTCCGATTTGGATCGAAAGCAACGCGAAGCGGAAGTCCTAGCCGCACAGCCTGTCCTAGACATCGTAGCACAATGGCTTAACGATAGGGTTCAGGAAGAGCAGAGGACGAGAGACTCGGAGGAGTTTCACTCAGAATATCAGTTCTCACAATTTCAGTCGAGAACTGGAGGCAAACTAGACGCTTACCGTAGATGTTTAGCGTTAATAAAAGGAACCAATATCAATGTCTGACCAAGACCAAACCCAAGAATCTGTTGGCTCGGGACCAGCTATTCAAGTTGACGGGAATCAGTCAAGCCCTGCACCACAGGCAGCGACTGAGAGTGCTGTACAGACCAGTGCAAGCGCTCCACAGCAAACGGATCAGTACGGAAACTTACTGAATACGATTGTGAATGACGAAGGATCTCCGAAGTACCGCACGGTAGAGGAAGCCCTTGTAGGCTCAGCTCACGCACAAGAACACATACGTAGACTTGAGCAAGAGAACGAGCAACTACGTCAGGGCAGACTTCAAGCTGACGCGGTGCAAGAGATCAAAGAAGCCCTATTGCATCAACGAGAGCCGACCAGCCCAGGTGAGCAACCGGACTTCGCGAGTATTGCAGAGGAAGTGTACGAGCGCAGACAACAGCAAGCTTCTCAGCAAACAAACATCAACCAAGTGAACACTGCTATGCAAGAGAAGTTCGGGGATAATGCCCGGACCCACGTAGAGCAGAAAGCACAAGAGTTAGGTGTAGGTGTTGAGTTCTTGTCCTCTTTGGCGGCTACTTCCCCAAAGGCGTTCTTAGCTTACTTCGATACTCAACCTGCCCCAGGAACTCCAAGTACACCAAGCACCTCAGCACCACGGCAAGGTACTCAAGCCAGCCAAGGTTACGAAGTGCCTGACAACATCTTGGTTGGGGCTTCAACTCGACAAGTTCTAGACCTCTGGCGCAATGTTGCACAAGAGGTACAGAGCGAATTAAACCAATAAAGGAAAGGTAAATGTCTCAAACGACTGGAAATACCACTAACTTTATTGAAGCTCAACAGTACAGTAAGTTCATTCTTTCGGTACTGCCCACGGTAATTCTCCCGGAGACTTTCTATCGGGATGTAAGTGACTTTGGTGCAGGCACGACTTTGAACATCAAGTCTGTAGGTTCCGCTTCAATTCAGGAAGTGGCAGAGGATACCCCTCTGACTTATAACGCTATCGACACGGGTAATGTAACCCTGAGTATCACTGACTACGTTGGTGACGCTTGGTACGTTACGGACATCCTGCGTCAAGATGGCGCTCAGATCGATCAGCTTCTGGCTATGCGAGCACAAGAAGCTACCCGCGCTATCCAACAGCGTTTCGAATCACGCTTCCTGGCCGTCTGTGAAGGCGCTCAGACTGGCTCTGATCCGAACAACGTTAACGGTCAAGCGCATCGTAAACTAGGCTCTGGTGCTAACGACACGATGACTGAAGACGATCTCATCGAGATGTCTCTGGCTTACGACAAGGCTAACATTCCGTTGCCGGGTCGGATCGCTATTGTTGACCCCGTAGTAGCTGCTACGTTCGAAAAGTATCTCACGATTAACACGAACGCGGATATGTCTCCGATGTTCAAGAACGTCCTGATGAACGGCTTTAACAATGAGCACAAGTTCGTCATGAACCTTCACGGTTGGGATATCTGGACCTCTAACCTGCTGCCTGAAGTTGCTGCCTCTACGAACGTAGACGGTACTGTATCTACGGCAGGAGCTTCTGTTGCTAACATCTTCATGTCTGTTGTGGATGATAACCACAAGCCGATCATGAATGCTTGGCGTCAGCAGCCCAAGGTTGAGTCAGAGCGTAACAAGGACCGTCAGCGTGACGAATTCCTTACGACTGCTCGGTGGGGTGTAGGTGCTCAGCGTACTGATACGTTGGGTGTAATTGTAACCAGTGCAACCGCAACTGAATAAGGAGGCCCATCATGGCTAAAGAAGAAAGTTCAGGTTTGGGTGCTGGTGTACGTTCTCGCTTTGGTCCTGTCGATATTCCAGACGGATCACAGGGTGTAGTACGTACTGCTGGTAACAAGAACGAACTGGTAGTGGAGTTCAGCGGAAACGACATCAACGATGACGATTTCCAAAAGGCTATTGTACCTGCTGGTTCTCTTGTTGTAGATGCTTACGTTGAGATCTCAGAAGTCTTTGCTCTCGGCGGAACCACTCCAACTATTAACGTAGGTACGGATGGCTCTGAAGGTACTAACGGTGTTGAGATCTCTAAAGCAGAGGCTGAAGCACTTGGTACTGTTGACATCTCTGCTAGCATTGCTGGTACGTGGGCAGCATCTCTTGCATCCGATACGACTGTATCGATTGCTCTAGATGGCACGACCCCTACAGCAACGGACGCAGGTCACGCGAAAGTAGTGATCAGCTACGTTAAAATGTAAACCGAGGGAAGGGGAGCTTCGGCTCCCCCGACCTTATATCTGAATTCAGACTTAGGATTATAAATGGCAACACATAGTTCATTAACTGGCGCTGACTTGCATGAACCGAAAGGTGTTGCTAGTGCTGCGTCTGGTGAAGTTTACGTAGCAGACGGTGCAGGTTCAGGTGCATGGCAGGCACAACAAGCAGTAACAGTAGCATACGGAGAACTCTTCTCAGAACCTTCAGATTCAGTTACAGAAGGCGGCATAGGTACTACTCCTATTAAGCTTGAAGGCTTCGCCCAAACAGGTTTGTCATCTGGGGTTACAGTATCTGCTGTAACGAACGACATGACTATTGTTACTTCCGGTGTGTACGAAGTGCTGTTCAGTATATCTTTCCAGATAGTAGCAGCAGGGGATGCTGGAGATTACGATATGCACGTTCGAGTAGACGGAATAGAGTCGAAGCTCGGCTTCCAGAAAACAATACCTAACGCCGCAGAAACAGTCTCTGCAACAGTTCACGGATTCTTGGACCTCACGGCAGGAGAGGTCTTAACTGTTTACGTTGAATCCGATGAAGCGGGAGGTACAGACGATATAAATATTAATGCAGTGTACTTTAACTGCATCTTACTTCAGGAGTCGTAATGAAAAAGACTCTGCTTGAAATAGTCCAGAGCATCATGAATGACATGGATTCAGATGCAGTGAACAGCATTTCAGATACCATTGAGTCCCAGCAGATAGCTCAGACTGTACGTACTGTGTACGAATCTATGGTATCGAACAGAGACTGGCCTCATTTGAACAGGCTCGATACCCTAGTTAGTGTATCTGATACAAGCACTCCGCATTATCTCAGGCTCCCAGAAGATTCAAAAGAAATGCTCTGGATGCGGTACAACGTTCGGGATGCAGCAGATACGAAAGACAAATACGAAGAGGTTCGGTATCTGTATCCAGAAGACTTCATGGATGTCCTGAACGGTAGGAATGAGACCGAGAGCAATGTAACAGAGTACACGCATAGCTCCGGTGTTCAGATGAAGATCCGTACAGACAAAGAACCTACGTACTGGACTACGTTCAATGACGATTTGGTCATCATGGACTCGTATGATTCAGCGGTAGATACAACTTTGCAAGGATCGAAGTCACAAGCGTTCTTGCAGGCTATGCCGAATTGGGTACACGAGGATTCATTCCAGGCAGATCTT